CTAGGGCCGTCTGGAGTGGATAGGTTGATTCAACTTATCCTGTATTGCAGCGATGCAACTCCTCGAATCACAATCAGAAAACCAGTGAAAATGGTTGTTTCAACCATATTTCTGATCTCTAAATGGAGGTTTGCTCATGACTTACTACGGATCGCGGCTTAGAACACGAATTGTTCCTATTAAACAGTATAGTGTGTTAAAACCTATGCCTGTCGGAACAATGAAGTTGCAATGGATGGGTGATTGGATCAAATATTTTGGTTCCAACATCACCGTTGCTCCTTCGTCCCCCTACGACTTTATAGAATCTACTCGTGACGATGTCCATAACAGGACTACTAACGTCAAGGGTTTTTCTTGGAGTGGTGGAGGACCGTTTCTAAATATTAAAGCCACGATGCCCCCGTGTAAAGTGGGGGCGTTTGGAGTGAGAGACACCGGTTCTGGAGTTTATAATATTCCAGGATACGGTTATGTCCCTCTTCAATATACAGGGGGTTATACTAACCCTCAATTTCCTGGAGACCCTTATGAATCGGCTTATACCGACTATAAGAAGGCTCTAGGAACCTCGTATTTTGTTCCAAATGTAAGTTCATGGGGTCCTGAAGCGTGGGCTCGTTCCGCGCCGAAGCTGGAACACGGTTCTGGATTCACTGCTCTTTCAGAGAGTGGAGATGTCGGGCCTATGCTCGCCACCTCCGCTAAGGGATTTGCCCAAGCTTGGGAAACCCTTGGCGGTAAAACTCTCTTTAAGAAAGCGGGAAGATCCGGATTAGATTGGAGACATCCCCAGTTGGGCATAATGGCCCCTGGAAAGATATCCGATCATTACGTGAACCATCAGTTCGGCTGGGCTCCTTTTGTTTCCGACGTCCAGGGGTTCATTAAGAACAACCAGGACTTTGAAGACTATTATAAACGCTTACAGCGTGATAATGGTCAATGGAAGCATGTAAGGAGGACCTTGCTAGACGATGTTCAGAGAACCAAGTTGTCTGAGGGCACTGGCTGGATGGTTGAACCATCTGGCTATGTCCACCAGAACTTGTTATGTAGGCCCGGACAGGCTAAGTTTGAAGTGTGGGAGGAAAAATATACTCTCGTCACTACTTCTGGCCAATTCCGGTACTATATCCCTGACCAAGACATGAATTACCCGAATAATTATCCGGGTCTCTCAAAACTTTACGCATGGTTAACCATGCAAGGATTGAGAATTTCACCGTCTTCCGTCTGGCGCGCAACACCTTGGACATGGCTCATCGACTGGCAATTTCACATAGGTCGAAATTTAGACCGTGTGACAGAAGCTTTGTACGATGGAGTCGTGTGCAAATACCTGTACCTTATGCACCACACTATTAGACGCATCGTTCTATATCAGACGCTGCCGTTTAATAATGGTGATGTCCTTGCTACATTTTCGCGAAATATCGAAGTGAAGCAAAGGGTGGCTGCAGGTAGTCCATTTGGATTCGACTCGCCATGGGAAACTTTAAACCCATGGCGTTTATCGATCCTCGGTGCGCTCGGGATTTCCCGAGCGGGTTTCCGATGATCTATCGACTGATTCTTCTTCAAGCTGTTTCCCTTGAGAAAGGAAATGGCCGAATCAGTAAACCTCAAAACTAAGGAGGTCAACCTTGGCTTTTTCCGATCCGATCACTATCACTGTCAACGGCTCTGCAAAGGCGATGCCGCGAATTGGCACGTCGTCTCAAGGTAATACCGTGAGTTCGACTTATGCTACCGCGGATGGGTTATGGACATTGTTCATTTCCCATACGGCTTCCAAAGGACGAGTTCGTTCTTTGGCCCGTTTCACCCAGAAGGCAATAGTTACTAATCCATTGGATTCAACCAATGATTACGATACTATTGTGGATCAGCGTGTTTTGGATAGACCCGATTTCGGGTTTACTTCAACTCAACTGGCCCAGCTCGTAGCAGGCTTTTCAGCCTGGGAAGTCGCAACGGTCGTCGGTAAGCTTTTTGGTCAGGAGAGTTAAACTCTTGCCAAATCGATCCCCGACGTTTACCATTGGTGCTAGTGATCTGCTGGCATCATAACGATGTCAGCGGTGTTGGGGCGTATGGTAGGTTGCCGTATATTACGTCAACCGCCGGTTCAATTCCGGCGCGCCCCTTCAACAGGAAGAAGTACGAGGCTTGATGGAATCCTTCTAATTAGGAAGGTACCATGAAAAGCAACGTAAGTGACTCTCTGAAGTTGGTACATAGCATCTATATAGATGCGTGTGCCAAGTGCATCGCTGATGTCTCCGATTTACGTGACTTAGATACTATTAAGTCACGGGTCATTGAAGAGGGACTATCGTTTTTGACGATAACCCTACCACTATTTTGCCGAGACTTTGAACAAGCCTTGGCTAATGGTGGTATTGACCCATCTCTCTTCCGGAATTTCCGGAAGAGAGGAGCAATCCCTGCATTCTTGCAGGGTATGCTCGGTCTACTCTTTGACCGTGAGACAGGGAGGTTAATTAACGATGAAGAGGATTCCCCTACACTCGTTGAAGGTGTCAGACAGATATGCCTGGCCTTCAAGAAGTTCGAGGTTGACTGCACGCCCGAAAGGACGGCAGCCGCATTCTCCTCATTTGTTGAGATCGAGCGATCTCTTCAAATGTTTTCAGTTCCGAGCGAAGATGCACAGAAATTCTTATCTGTCTCTTCTGTACTGTGGGATGGCGCTCTTGTGGATATTAATCCGCTTGAATGTCTTCCCCGGCACGGACCCGGAGCTACTGCTGAAGGTATTACTGGAAACCAGAAATATCTTTGGCGTAATTGGCACGATCGCCTTGAGCCTTACTTCCCTCTGATCGATAGTGCATACCCATTGGGTATGCCCCTAGATGCTGAGGAGCTCAAATTAGTAACGATCGTTAAGCCAGAACAGGAGCAACCTGTTAAGGTTGTTGCTGTTCCGAAAACTTTGAAGAGTCCCCGGATTATCGCTATAGAGCCTGTTTGCATGCAATATGCGCAACAGAGCCTCAGAGACAAGTTATATTCTGTCTTGGAGGCTTCTAAATTTTCGAAGGGTCACATTAATTTTAGTGATCAATCGATTAATCAGAGCTTGGCGTTAATCGCATCGAAGACTGGTCGATTCGCAACGATTGACCTTTCAGATGCAAGTGATCGCGTTCCGCGTGATCTTGCGCTTGAAATGTTTCGCTGTAATCCTGCATTGCAGGGTGCAGTTGACGCATGTCGTTCGACTAGAGCAAAATTGCCTAACGGAACTATTATAGATCCGTTGTTCAAATTTGCATCTATGGGTAGCGCTCTTTGCTTTCCCGTGGAAGCCATGTATTTCTACACTATATGTGTAGTGGCTTGTCTCGAGGCAGCAAGACTCCCTGTGTCCCATCGAAACTGTTTTAAGGTTTCGCGTGGGATTTATGTCTATGGTGACGATATAATCG